TTTTGTTATTATTTTTATTTAATTGTATTACAACACTAACTTTCTTTTTATTTTTTGACATATTAGTTAGTACTTAAATTTTTGTAATTTTGGTCGACCCTCATCAACTCTTTGTTTGTTATATTACACAACAACTTCAACCAGACCGTAATCAATTATCAACAATTTACTAATCAATGGGTGTTCATAATATACTGGAAGAGCAGTAATATTATTCATTAATATAGCAAATGAATTAATTTCATATGTTGTAATTTCATAACGCTGGTAAAGCATTCTGTAATATAGTGGAAGCAAAGGCTCATGTTTTACAACAACCGTTGGTTTGTTGTAAACACTTTCACTAAGCACCACCTCCCTATTATTTTTTTCACCAAGCCTATCCAAAGTTTGAAGGAAGGGCCCAACAATAGGGGTTTGACGGCTCACCATCATCTGACTGTCTGCAATAGCGGCGGCAGCTCGCTTGATTGCTTGAGCCCATGGCAAGCGATACGTCGATCCATCTCTAACTACTCTAGTAGCTAGAACCGGATCTGTCATAGTTTTCCCTAGTTTTAAGATACAAGACGGTAAAGGTTCCCAATAGACTACATTGTCGCAATCTAAAGGATACCAACCTTTCAAAAATGTACCACCATGAATATCATCATGTTGATTCATTTCTATCTCAAAACCGAGTCTAGCGTATGCTTGATGTAAATCAAATTGACAGTGATTTAAAAAATACACAAATGCACCAAAATTAATACCTCCATTTGTTGTAGTCGTCCAGACTATACCAGTAGGCAATTGAAATTTCGGTTTGCATGTGATTTCAATCCTGTCTTTAACGAATTGAATAGGTCTTGTGACTTCTTCCATCGCTAAATCTGTGATTTCATCCGGAACGTCTGCATCTCCATGCATGAATCTAGTACAATCCATAGATCCCTCCGAATGTGATTGGTCACATTTCTTTATATCCCAATCAACAAAACGCTTCATATCGAAGTGTTCAGCATACTTTCCAAATGACGCGAACGCATCATCTCCAGAAAAAACGAAAATAATATCTCCAGATTCAACCATTAACCTCCCCACTTCGGAAAGTTCCTCTGAATTCATTCCGCTAG